TGGATTCGCACCAGCGGCACCGTCTCTCGGTTCGACCCCTATCAGTACCAGATCGATCTCGTAGCGAGCATCAACGCCCACCCGAACACGATCATCAACAAGTCGCGCCAGATGGGCGCCTCCGAGACGATCTGCTCCTACCTGCTGTGCCGCGCCCTCACCGAGCGTGGCTTCGCCGCAGTGGTCTTCTCCAAGACCCAACAGGACGCCTCCGAGCTGGGCCGGCGTGTGCGTGCCATGGCCAACTCCATCGAGGGCGAATCGATCCGCTACTTGACGGACTCGAACACGCAGATCGCTATCGAAGGGCGCGGCACGCTGTACTTCCTGCCGGCTTCACCCCGGGCGGCCCGTGGCATCCCGAGCTGCTCGGTGCTGTTCCTCGATGAGGCCGCCTTCCTCGACGGTGCCGCCGAGATCTACCGGGGCGCCATGCCCACGCTGTCGATGGTGGGTGCTGCCGCGAAGGTGATCGTGACCTCAACTCCCGACACCGAGCTCGACTGGTTTGGCCAGCTGTGGCATGCCGGCCTACCCCCTGACTGGTACTCGTTTGTCGCTGCCAACAACATCCGCGCCCTGAACACACGGCTGGCCCGCATCGCGGACGACTGGAACCGGGTCGCGATTCACTACAGCCAGCACCCGATCTACGGGTCCGACCCGGAGTGGGCGCGCAAAACGCGCGAGTCGCGCCGCATGACCCGTGCGGCATGGGATGCCGAGTACGAGCTGAAGTTCGGCTCGACCGACACCCAGGTCTATTCGTCTGAACTGATTACGCGCGCCTCCCGCGGCCACTGGCGCGAGTGCGGCTCCGTCGGCCGCAGCTACGTGATCGGCATCGACCCCAACGCGGGGGGCAACGACTACTTCACTGCACTGGTGTTGGACATCACTTCGGCCCCCTACGAAGTCGTGGGCATGTACCACGAGAACGGCAAGAGCACCGATTACAGCCTTCGTCATGTCAAAAGCCTCATTGAGGATTACCTCCCGGAGCGGGTAATCGTGGAGAAGCAGGCCATGGGCGCCGTGATTGCCGAGGCGCTCCAACATGTCCTACCTAACTACGCTATCGAGCTGTTCTCTACGAGCCGCCCCAGCAAAACCACGGCGACTGATCGCGTCCTGTACCTGATGGAGCGTGACGAGTTGGTCTTCCCCGAGGGCGTCATCGCCAACGAGCTCCGTGCCTTCCAGCACAAGGAGAGCGGAGCGCGTGAGGCAGCCGCTGGCGCCCACGACGACTGCGTGATGGCACTGGCGTTTGCCTGCTCTCTGATTCCTGAAACACCGAACACCGCGGGCTTCTTCGCCCACATCTGAACTGCACCATGGGGTATTTCAACTGCACCACGAGTACGGAGACGTACTACCTGGCGCTGGCCAACCGGCCCCGACCGACCAAAAGCACCAGCCGCTATCGCGGCGTGTCACGCACCAACAGTGCGAACTTGCCGTGGCGTGCCGCCCTGGGTTACCGCGGCGCACGTCATTACCTAGGGACCTTCAGCACCGAGCGCGAGGCGGCGCTGGCTTACAACGAAGCCGCGCTGCAGATCATCGGCGATCACGCCGTTATTAACGAGGTAATCGAATGACTGACTACAAAGCAACGCCTGAGCAGTGGGCGCAATGCAAGTAGTTTTCGACTACCCCGTATGGGGCTACTTATGCCTGCCTCCTTGAACTCCGCGCCCGGGTTGAGGCGCTATCACTCAAATCATTAACTGGAGGTTCTACGACCATGAGATTCTGTGAATGGGGATGGGCTGAGTGGCTGCTGTTTTTAATAGCGCTTGGTGGAGTTTTCTTGCTTGCCCTGGGCATTATCGGCGCAGAACATGTGCGCAGCACCTGCAAGGCCACCGATGACACCCGGCTCCGCAGCCGCTTGGTGCCAGCCGGCAAGGTTGTCATTTCCCAGGTGGTGCAGGAGCGCCGCTTCATTTGCCCCGGCGGCGAGGAGGTGTGGCTGTGACCACTTACAAAGCACCGCCCGAGGCCTGGGAGTTCGCTGACTATTGGAAAGGCACAGGCCCCTGCGCAGCGGCCTACACAGCAGATTGCATCCTCGAACTCCGCGCCAGGGTCGAGGCGCTGGAGGCGCTCATCCATGAACTGCAGACCATGCACAACACCGCCGTGGACTGGAAAATGGAGCAGGACTACCGACTGAACGAGCTGGAAGCTGCAACAACTCCGCCTAGATTCAGGCCCGGTGTTCACGTTGTTGTCGCCACTCCAACTGCCGGCGGTGGTCCTCCCGTCAAGGCAGTGGAAGTGCCATCGAACTGCAGGCAAAGACTGGAGCGCGAGGGCAAGGCATACCCAAAATCATCTTGTGATGCTTGCGGCACCATGTCACCCGCGTGGCGACAGTGCAATGCGGCCTTGGAGGCGGAAGCTGCGCAGCCGCAGCCAGCCCCTGCCGGCTCGCTGGTGGAGCAGATAGCGGATGCCTTGTGCCGCGCCCAGTTAGACAGTCCATCGTGGGAGCCAGAAGCCCGCGCCGCGATCCGCGAGATGGCGGCGTGGTTGCGCTCACAAGGTCTGAGCACTGGTGATTACTGGGCAGAACGTCTTGAGCGGGAGGCCGAGCGATGACACACCCCAATACCCCACCGCCGGAGCTGGTGCAGCAGTGGATGACTGAATACACAGAAACCAAGCCAAACTGCCTCGCCACGTGGCTCATCACCGCCCGCGCCGCTCAGTGGGGCTGGGATCAACGCGAGCCTGAGATCCAGGCTGCTGCTGATGCTGAGCTGGAGGCGTGCCTAAGGCTGGTTGAAATTGACGGTGGTGAAGATGCTTATGACTTTGCTCGCTACATCCGTGCCGCCAGACGCCCCAAGCCACCGAGCTTGAAGGAGCAGGCGCTGGCCGCTTTGGGTGAGATGTCGATTGAGCCCTGTCTCATCAACGGCGTCGATGCAAATGCGTCGGTTCGCGCCAAATACAACACCATCCGCCGCGCACTGGAGCAACTCAATGACTAATCATCCCATCACCCTACTCTCGAAGCTGGTGGCGCAGTGGCGTAACCAAGCACCTGAAGGTATGGGTAGCCAAGCCCGCGAGATATTGATTGCCGCTCGTGCCGCCAAATGGGGTGCAGCCCAGGAACTGGAGGCTTGTTGTGAGTGGTTTCAAGAGTTTTACAAAAATGAGTCGTGGATGAATTACGATTTAAAACAGTTTCGTGCTGCCAGACGCCCCAAGCCACCGAGCTTGAAGGAGCAGGCGTTGGACGAATTGGTAGCAGCCGAACGTCTTTATCCCGCTGACTGGAGCACCATCCGCCGCGCACTGGAGGCCCTTCCCAATGACTGACGATGGCAAACTCACTGCGATTGCCGCAGTAGCAATTCTTCTGATTATGTTTGCAGTCGCTTGGTGGTGGTTGCCGCAAAAGTGGCAAGGTTGCCAAAAACTATATGACAACCGTCCAGCCCAACTATTCTGCTTTGCAGCTAAATGACTAACCCCATCCCCACCGACTGGCGAGCGTTGTGCGCTGAGCTTTTGCTGTTCGCCGAGCAGGCAGGCGAAATAGCGGCAAACGAAAGTTTATGGCCTAAGTGTGATCCCGATTGCTCAATGCTTGACCGTACTGCCGCCGCCTTGGCCCAGCCCGAGCCGCAGGGGCCTACGGATGAGGAGCTGGATGGATTTGTTGTGTTCTGGTGGGGATCAGATACAGACGAGCGCACGGTTATTGATGTAATCGAGTGTGGCAGTATGGCTGCCTTTGCCCGCGCCGTCCTCGCCCGCTGGGGCCGCCCCGCCATCGAGCCAGATGGACCGGCTGTGCCCGACGGCAGGAAACCGGCCTCTGTCACCGATCAGCCTACCGACAAAGAGCTGCTGGAGCTGATGCCCGAGACCATGCGGGATGAGTTCTCCTATGCCGCCAGAACATGCTCGGACGCGATGGGTGGCAGGGTGAAGCCAGGCATCTTCCGCGTGGCACTCAACACCGCTGCTCTGGAATACGCCCAAGCCGTCCTGCAGCGCTATGGCCGCCCCGCCATCGAGCAAGTGCCGGTGGATGAGCGGTTGCCGGGGCCGGAGGATTGCGATGCGAAGGGGAGGTGTTGGATGTGCGGAAAAGTTGATCGTGATTGGAGGTTGATCAGTATCGACAATCCTGGAGTGCCACAGCTCAAGTACGCCTTCTCCCACTGGCTCCCCCACTGGGCGCTGCCGGTGCCGCAGCAGGAGGCTGAGTGATGACTGAGCTTTCCCCCGCCGCGCAGGCGGTGCTAGACGGGTTTCGCGCTGTGCCCTCTCTTATGGATGGGCCATCTATCGCCGGTGCCCTGCGAGCTGCTGCGGATCAAGTGTTGCCGGAGCAAAGTGAGCCACCCTGCGGAGAAGGTGAACCGTGGCCCCAGAGCTATCAATTGATGGCCGATTCCAAATGGGAGCAACGGCAGAAAACTCGCGCCGAACTCCTCACCATCGCCGCCGAGCTGGAGGGTGATGGACCGGCTGTGTCGGCAGACAGGGAGCCGGCCTCTGTCGTCCCTAAACCTACCGACAAGGAACTATGCGAAACCTATGTAGCTGCGTATTACGCCACTAAAA